TTACTCCTCACCTTCGGCACCTGAGCTCTGCGGAGTTACAATTGCACCTAACTTGTTGTCAACATAGATCTGTTGTGCTGGAGTGATGTCCCCTCCTCCAAAGCGTCCGTAATGCGCGGCGGAATGTTGAAGACAGTACTTCGACACACCGAGTAGGTTACGAATCTCAGCCTGACTCACTGGCACGTATGATGCACCGTAGACCGCCTTAACGAACGCTCTGAACTCCATCGGAGCAGTTTTAACGTGCCTCTGAGCTTCGGTTGCTGCTCTAAGCTCGGGCGCGAGCTCAGGGAAATCGGTGCGTATCCACGGGTACTTCCGGACGCCGTCACGGATAATTCTCAAGGATCCGAGTCCACTGTCAGCCAATAACATGAAGAACATTGCAAACGTGGTCTGGCTTCCGAGTGTCAGCTTTCCCATCATTTTTGCCGTTTCCGCGAAAAGGTTCGCTCGGATCGACATGTGAACTGTACATGCCGCGTACACCTTGTTAAGAATCTTATCCTCAAGGTACTCGGAGTCCGGAACGAACACTACCGGGTCTACGGTCAGTGCACGCTTAACGGTTTCTTGGCGTAATTCGTTAAACGCCGTGCGGTTTGCAGGCGTTACTTTCTTGACCGCTGCGAGGAAAAGCATTCCGAAGTAAAACGCCACCTCGTCGGGATCTGCGGCAGCAAGTTCGAGTAGCTCACCGTATGTAACTTCCTCCGCGCCGCTGAGGTTTGTCTCAACTGTGTCTTGGTCTTCTTTTCCAGTTGGGTCAATACCAGTTAAGTCTACCGGCGTAGTTGGTGACCCGGTTAAATTCCGCTTGTCCTGGAAGATAGATGCGACAGCGGATGCTAGACATCGCACAATGAGCATTTTGTCGGTGGTTTTCCGGATTTGCCAAGCCAGGTACGCGAGACCAGCCGGGCCAGTTAGGACTACTTGGACCACGTGTGGTACTGCGGTGATCTCCGGAAACCTTTTACGAAGAGCTGCACCGGTGACCTCGGCACCTGTCTCATTCCATAAGTCGATCTGAGTACCAGAAGAAGTCGCCATTGTAGGAAGCCGGAGGGGGACGACTGGTCAGGTAAGTGTAGTGTAACGTTCGAAGGAAGTGTGCCGCGAGTGTTAGAATCAGAGGAGAAGAGATTGGACAAGAACTGTAAGTATTGTCCTAGTTTCTTTAAATCAACCGCAATGTGGACGATACTTACGCTACCAAAAGGATGTTTTAAAAGTACGCGGCCTTGCTGCGGTTTTCGTTGGAAGACTAGTGAGCTGTTCCTGTAGTTTTCCTGTGGTCGTTGCGAGCTCGTCAGCTCTCTCTTTGAGGCGTGCGACGGTGGAGGAGTCCGATTCGTTTTCGTCAGCTATGCGACGGGTGTCTTTAACAATGCTGATCGCTTCACTGATTATTTTCCCTTGCGCCTCATTCTGGACGCGGAGTGTGTCCATTATTGACTCAATCTGAGACTCAATAATCGCAATCTTGGTAGCTAGCTCCTCTAAGCCTGTACGTTTCTTCTCATCATGCGACTGTTCGCGCGCGTTCAAAGTGCCGGAAACCCAAACTTTAATGTCCCTAGCTAACAATGCGTCATTCCGAGCGAGGGCATCCTTGAATGACGCGTTCGTATGTCCCATCTCTTTCGTGATCTGTCTCATAACTAATCGGACTATCGCCCGCTCAGCGTCAGGGTCAAGACCAATCTGTCTCAAAACTTCAGTCGCGGTTTCCGTGGCAGTCTTAGGCGTGAGCGTGGGTAAGTCTTCTTCCTGAGGGGCTGTTTGCTCACCTTGATATGTCAGGTCAGGTATGTCGTCAGTTAGCGCCCACTCACCACCTTCGGCGAGACGACGGCCCTCAGAAATGATGTGGTCCATGATAGCGAAGTGAAGTTAGTGTTAGACAAGAACACAAAATGAACATGTTCTGCC